GCGATAGATTAAACGCCCCTCGCGGACATTTGTTTCCCCACCGTGGACATGATATGCTTTAGTACAATAAAGCACTAAAGCGCTTGTGACATTGTTAAATATTTCACAACATCACTTGCACTTATAATAACCATAAGTATATACAATAACAAAAATTGAAAAAAGTTGTTGACATTTGTTTTGGATGTGATATACTATAATCAGAAAGAGCGAGGAACACAAGATGAAAATTTAAAGGAGCTGAACAAAATGACTAAAATTGAGATGATTGTAAAGGTTTTGGAAGCAAGGATAAAGGCTTATAAAACAGACTTAGACTACACAGAATCTGTTTACGGTAAAGATAGTTTGCAGGCGAGCAGGAGCGCGGAATTGCTATGTTCAATGTGAAACTACTTTAGATATGCTGTTGGGCAGTGAAGAAGTAGTTCCAAATATTACGATATTTGGTACAAATAGTCGAAACGGCCTTTGGCCGTCCGTGCGAGATGACCGCCGTACGCTGATGATGACAGGTCATATATTTAAATATGTAAAGGAGAAAACATCATGAAAACAACTAACATTATTCCCGAAAACGAGACTAAGGCCGAGAAGTTTCTCCGCATTGCCACCCCGCGCGTAAACAGTGTTATTGACAAGCTGGACATTCTCGCCAACTGCGCTGGCTCTGCCTATGAGTACAACGAGGAGCAGATTGAATCAATGTTTGATGCAATCCGAAACGCCGTTGACGCTTGCTATTCGCAGTTCCAGCCGAAACAGAAAACAGAAAAAGAGCGTTTCACGTTCTGATTGTTTCACGTGAAACAATAGGTTCTCGCGGGTTCATCCTTAAAGCCCGCGCCCATGCCATAGGGCAACAAATACAGGTAAAGGAGCAGAACACCATGAACAAAAACGAACAGGCTATTATTAACCAGATTATTTCAAATGAGAAATCCCGCGCGGAACTTGAACTTGGCAACTATTACAATGTTACCCGCTTGCGGAGTTGTCAGGCGTATGTATATGAGACTGCCCATTATTTCTGGTTACGTTCATATGGAACATTCGTAGCGTTCATTGAAAAGACCACCGATACGTGCTACGACATTCTACGACTGGTATATGGCTATACAGCCACAAGCGCACAACATATTGCGAAGTTCCGTCATGACTACGGTCAAGACAAATTCGGCGTACACCAGTCCTATACATATAGGGAGGTATGATTATGAGATACAAAGTATTTACGCTCCGCGTTAAGTTTGAACGTCAGTCTCCTAAAGCATATGATTTCAGCAGTCTTGAAGAAGCACTTGAAGCCGCATGGCTACTCAAGGACTGTGAAATAGTTGAGTACATCAATCTTAAATCAGAATGGAGGGAACCGCCGGAATGGCTAAAACAGATTGTGCAACCTGGCTTAACCTGAAAATCAGCAAGCATGATAAAGAGGTTTTAGGTAAAATGGCAGTAGAACGTGATATGAGTATGTCGGCTATATGCCGACAGTTCATACGCGGGGAGGTAGAACGCTATGAGCAAAACCGCAAAACTGATTGTAAATCCTGATACGGGAGAAGTTTTAGACCCTAAAACAAGTCCCGAATATTATACTCTAGATGCTATACGTCATGCCGATGTTTGGACACCTGAAAACATACGCGCAGAATATCAAAGGCTACGCAAGATAGCGCAAAGCAGACTTGCAACTATGGCAAAATCTGAAATAGGTAGGCAAAGCAGAACATACCAGACAAACAAGAACCGTTTCAAGCCTGTTTCCAAATTGTCTTTGGGGCAAACAAAAATAATGCTTGCGGAAGTTTCTCGAATGATTCAGGCAAAAACAGGTACATTATCAGGTATCAAAGCCGCACGTTCACAAGCAATTAAAACCTTGCAGAAACACGGTTATACATTCGTCAATGAAAAGAACTATTGGGAATTCGGCGAGTTCATGCGAGAGTGGAAAGCTTCTCAATATCGCGGGTATGGTTCAACAGTTGCGGTTGATTTCTTTGAATCCGCGGCAAAAGCCCGGCAAAACGTATCAGGGGAAGATTTTGACCGCGCAACACAAACAGTTGAAAAGCAAAATCTTATAGCGCAGGAATTTCACGATTGGCGAATGATGCGGAAGAAAGAATATGGAGAGGGTAAGAAAAAGAATCGTGATAGAGTCACATCTGCGGACTTGCTATCAGATTGGGAAGATTGGCTTGAATGATTATTACGCCGGAGAAATTTCCGTATGATTGGCTATATGAAATTCCGTTAGTAAAGAGGAAAGCAGGAAATCAGCGCACAAGGAAAAGAATTCAGTACAAAGACCTGATAACAGCATTTGATATTGAGACAACGCGATTAGAAGATATTGAGCAATCAATCATGTATGTCTGGCAATGGCAATTCGGCGATGCATACACAGTTGTGGGGAGGACTTGGGAGCAATTTGAAGCATTTCAGCGAAAACTTAAAGCAGTTCTTGAGGATTCTGTTCTGGTTGTTTTTGTCCATAATCTTTCTTACGAATTTCAGTTTCTGAGAGGTATATACCAATTCACTAAAGATGAAGTATTTGCAATCAAATCCCGTAGGGTTTTGAAATGCAATATGTGGGGTTCTTTTGAGTTTAGATGTTCATACATTCATTCTAATATGAATCTTGATACATACACAAAGAAAATGGGCGTAAAACACAAGAAACTTACAGGAACATTTGACTATGAAAAGATTCGTTATCCATGGACAGAGTTATCAGATGATGAACTTGCATATTGCGTACACGATGTTCAAGGATTAGTTGAAGCCATTGAAATAGAAATGGAACATGATGGAGATAATCTTTATACATTTCCATTAACTTCAACTGGCTACGTTCGTAGAGACGCAAAGAAAGCAATGTCACAAGTAAATTATAGATTCGTAAAGGAGCAACTTCCAGATTATGAAATCTATAAAATGCTTAGAGAATCTTTTAGGGGTGGTAATACACACGCGAACCGTTATTATACGAATTACACGCTTCATAACGTTCACAGTGCAGATCGTTCAAGCAGTTATCCAGATGTAATGTGCAACTGCAAATTTCCTATCAGCCAGTTCTATCGGTTAGGAGATATAGGTTATGATGAAGTTGTAAAGATGATAGGGGAGCGTAAGAAAGCTTGCTTAATGCGAGTAGCAATAACAGGATTGCACTTAACAAGGATTGATTGGGGTTGTCCGTATATATCACTTTCAAAATGCCGTCACATTGAGAATGCTTTGGAGGATAACGGAAGAATTCTTTCAGCAGATTATCTTGAAACAACAGTAACAGATATCGACCTAAAAATTATCTTAGAGGAGTATTCATTCACTGATATAAAGTTTTATGATGTTGCTACAGCACGTTACGGCTATTTGCCTGAACCGTTAATCAAGACAATTTGCAAATACTACCATTCTAAGACAGGGTTGAAGAACGTTATTGGTCAAGAACTTCTATACACGAAGTCAAAGAATAAACTTAATTCATTGTATGGAATGTGCGCTCAAGACCCAGTAAAGCAGTCTATTCTATTTGAAAATGATGATTTTGTTGAACAGCACTATAATGAAGCAGAACTACTTGAAGAATATAACAAAAAAGCGTTTCTGGCATATCAATGGGGAGTATGGGTAACAGCATGGGCAAGATATAGACTTGAGGAGGGAATACAGCTTGCCCATGGAGACGTAAATGACCCCAATGCTCCGCAATTTGTTTACTGTGATACCGATTCTGTCAAATACTTAGGAGAGATTGATTTGACTAAGTTTAACAATGAGAGAATAGCAGATAGTAAAAGAAGCGGGGCATACGCAACAGACCCGCAAGGAATTACTCATTATATGGGAGTTTACGAAAAAGAACATGATATGTGCGAATTTCGTACAATGGGTGCAAAGAAATATGTCTATAGAGAAACACCAGACGATAAACTTGTTTGTACAATAGCAGGCGTTTCAAAATCGTTAGGAGGTAAAGAACTTGAAGAACATGGTGGTATCACGGCGTTTCACGAAGGGTTCACCTTTGAGAAAGCTGGAGGACTTGAAGCAGTTTATAACGATAAGCCAGTAATTACAGAAACAGAAATTGATGGAAGAAGAATTTCTATCACTGCTAATGTATCACTACGTCCGTCAACTTACACGTTAGGATTAACAGCCGATTATAAGCGTTTATTAACGCAAATAAGATATGAATATGAGTAACCTACTGGGAAACCAGAGGAATATAAATTAAAAGGAGAACGAACCATGATTACTATTCACAACACTTCCCGCGAACTGAGCAAAAAGGAAACCTACAAAATGACCCTTGCACCCGCTATTCAGAAGTTGTCTCTTGCAAAGGGCAGTATCATTGCCGTTGATGCATATTGCACATACAGCGATGAAAAGATTGACACTAAGACTGGCGAACCCGTGACTGTTAATATCCTGTCTATTATGGATAATGACGGCGCTGTTTACGCTACCAACAGCGCAAGTTTCCAGAAAGATTTCCGCAACATTTGCGATATCATGGACGGAGAGGAATTCGAGATTGAGGTTATCAGCGGTATTTCCAAAAATGGACGCGAGTACATCACTTGTACTCTTGTTTGATGTTTCACGTGAAACATGAGCAGGATATATCTTGAAAGCGGATATTTGAATGTTCATGAATTGCTGAATCGTTCCTTGCCCTTTAACTTTGCAGTTGGAGGGCGAGGAACAGGCAAGACTTACGGAAGCCTGTGTGAATGTCTGGACACACATCGAACATTTCTTTTAATCCGCAGAACGCAAGCGCAGGCAGATATCATTACCAGACCAGAGTTTTCACCATTCAAGCGCATTTGTGCTGATAGAAATTTGCAAATAAGTTGTGCGCCTGTCACAAAATATAACAGCGCTTTCTTTCATTATACAGTAAACGAGGACGGGAAACAAGTCCCATTAGGAAATCCTATCGGTTATTCAGCCGCTCTTTCAACTTTTTCAAACATTCGAGGATTTGACGCAAGCGATGTTGATTTGATGATTTTTGATGAATTCATACCAGAACGTCATGAACGTCCAATTAAGAATGAATTTGAAGCATTGATGAACTGCTATGAAACTGTAAACCGTAACCGTGAACTGCAAGGAAAGAAACCTGTACAGCTTTTGTGCCTTGCGAACGCAAATGATGTTGCAAATCCTGTATTTGTTGGCTTTAATCTTGTTAAGAAAGCTTCTGCAATGGTTGAAAAGGGACAGGAAGTGTATCAGGATAATAAAAGAGGAATTTGTCTCTATATGTTACAACATTCCCCTATTTCAGAAGATAAGCGAGACACAGCCCTTTATCGAGCAACAGCGGGAACACGATTTGCAGAAATGGCACTTGATAACAGTTTCAGCTTTAACGATATGGGAAATGTAGGAAGCCGCCCATTGCAGGAGTATACACCAGTATGTACGATTTCCAAAATTACAATCTATCGGCACAAGTCCAATGGAACATATTATGTTTCCATGCACCGAACAGGAAGCCCACCGACTTACGGTGACGGCGAATCGGACATTCAGCGTTTCCGCAGAATGTACGGATGGCTTTGGGAAGCATATATGCAACAAAAAATAATATTTGAGGAGTATCTTTGTGAGAATCTATTGACAAAATATCTCCGTTGAGATACAATCTGTATCGAGGACAGGGGGTTGCACAAGACCACAGCCGGAAGCTGGTGCAAGCCCTTGGTCGGGGCAAGAAATCCCCTGTCCTACATTATAAATCCGGCTAATGGAGAATATTATGGATGCCGCAACGATTACGTCTCTTGTATCTAACCTTGGATTCCCTATTGTCTGTGTTGGCGTTATGTTCTGGATGCAGAACAAGGAACGTGAAGCACACGCCTCAGAAAGTGAACGGTGGACAGAAGTTGTCAAAGAAAATACCGAAGCTCTGCGAGATTTGAAAGAGGTTGTAAATCTCTTAAAGGAGAAAGTGAGCTATGGTTGCACGCAAGGAGAATGAAATTGCAGTTTCAATTCCTCTTAGCCATGTAGATAGGATTCAGATTTACCAGAATCATGTCAATCCAAAAACGAGGAAGCGCAAGACACTCGCAACAATCATGAAAGAGACTGGTGCGGACTATGCAATCAACGGCACTCTATACAATATGCGAACAGGCGCTTCTGTGTGTCCCTTGAAAGCTGATGGAAGAACTTACTTCACAGGGCAGTTCAAGTATCGCGGTTACGCATGGCAGAGTCTTTATCCGCAGACGTTCAAGCTTGACATAATTCCCAATGTTCAGTACAATAACTTTATTGCTTGCGCGAACATTGTGAAAGACGGCAAAGCGATTGAGAAACCTATCTACAATGCCGCACAGGGAAACTACCGTGCGAGGTCTGCAATCGGAACGAAACGTGTTAAAGGAGAAAAGCGCATTTGCTTTTATGCTTGCACCGAAAAGAAGGGAATTCGCAAATCACCTGAACAACTTGGGAAACTGTTGCAGTCTTACGGCTGGGATGATGCGGTTATGCTGGATTGCGGCGCTAGCTCTCAGGCATATTTCCGTAAAGAAGCTCAACAGATATATTCCCTTAGACGCGTAGCACATTACATTCTTGTATATTTGAAAAAGGAGTATAAATAATGTTTAGTCCAGAAGATATCCTTATTCTATCCAAAGCGGGCTTCAATGCACAGCAGATTGCAGGCCTTAGCATGATTAGAAATAATCCTGCTCCTGCTCCTGCTCCTGCTCCTGCTCCTGCTCCTGCTCCTGCTCCTGCTCCTGCTCCTGCTCCTGCTCCCGTTGACCCCGTGTTGCAGGAATTGCAGAAGTTGACTGGATTGATGCAGATGCAGAATATCAACAACATCAATCAGCCGCCCAAAGCAGAAACCCCAGAAGATATTCTGGCGAGTATTATCAACCCGCCTATTAAAAAGGAGTGAATTAGATGGCAACTGTAAACTATATGACTGTTCATCAGGCAACTGTAAACGATATGACTGTTCATCAGGCAAGTACGATTCTGAAAAGTTTGGTTGAACAGGCAACTGGGCAGACCGTTATTACGGCAAGCACCCCCGGTGAATTTGTCAGTGTAGCACAGACCGCGCTGAAAACTGGCTATGAACCTATCCTTAACGCAATGAGCCAGATGTGGGGCAGAACGATTTTTAGCGTTCGGCCTTATACCAGAAAGTTCAAGGGCATGGAAATGTCCATGGACAGATGGGGCAACGCTATTCGTAAGATTAGCATTGCTGACAAGCCTATTCAGGATGACGAACGCTTTACATATCCTGTTGGATATGATGCGACACAGAATCCAAAGGACGGCAATGGGAAATCTGTCGATATGTTCAAGCTGAACAAGCCTGACGTATTGCAGACTAACTTCTATGGTCAGTCTGTCTATGAGAAGTACTACAGTATTTTCCGTGACAATCTTGATGTTGCTTTTTCCAGTCCTGACGAGTTCATGAGATTCAACAGCATGGTTGCACAGAACCGCGCAGATATGCTGGAACAGTATCGCGAAACTATAGCACGCGGTTTGCTGGTAAACTATATCGGCTCACTTCTTGAGGAGGGACAGGCAACCAGAATTGTTCATCTTCTGGCTGAATACAACGCGTTGACAGGTCTTACACTTACTGCACAGTCTGTGTATGAACCTGCAAACTATCAGTCTTTCATGGAATTCGTATACAGCAGAATCGCGAACATTTCCCGTATGATGTCTGAACGTTCCGAGATGTTCCAGACGGTTATCAACGAGAAACACGTCATGCGTCACACCCCGCCTACCAGACAGAAAGTGTACCTGTACAGCAAGGCGCTGGATATGTTCGATGCAATGGTCAAGTCTAACACATTCCACGACAACTATCTCAAGTACACTGACTATGAGGGCGTGAACTTCTGGCAGAGTATTGAAACTCCTGATTCCGTTTCAGTAAAGGCAACCTACACTAAAACGGACGGAACTGTTGCAACTGCTGAAACTGCAAAGGAACAGGCCGGTATCTTTGGAGTTATCTTTGACGAGGATGCACTTGGATATGCACAGGTGAACGCATGGAATAGCCTGACGCCGTTCAACCCGTTCGGCGGCTACTGGAATGACGTTGACCATGTGAATTTCCGTACATTGCAGGATATGACCGAAAAGGGCGTTCTCCTTCTGCTGGACTAAGCACACGGAGGGGCGGGGTATCAATCCTTATATCCCGCCCCTATTAAATAAGGAGGGCTTATGCTTTCTGTTATTCTGTATGAGTTTAAGAAAAGAGAAAATAGCACAAAGCAGCCTGACAGCTCGGCAACGCATAGAACACATAGTGCGGTTCTGAAAATGCCCACCAGCCTGTTAAGGCCGGAAATTTCTTTTGACTTTGGCTTGAAAGGTAATCCATCTTTTTACAATTATGCGTACATTTCAGACCTTGGAAACAGATACTATTTTATCCGCGATTGGACTGTTTCAGAGGGACATATCTGGACGGCGCACATGGAAGTTGATGTTCTGGCAAGCTGGAAAGCAAGTATCGGTGCGAGTACGCAATATGTTGTTCGTTCCAGTTACACGTCAGACGGGTATATTCAGGATAACCTTTATCCAACAAAGCAGGGAGTTACTTTAAAGCAGGCTGTTGCTACGGTAAGCCCATTCAAAAAGAACATTACAGACGGTAGATATGTTTGCGGTATTATCAATGCTGACGCTGATGGCATAGGAGCTGTTCACTACTACGCGTTCACACAAGAACAGTTTAACAGTTTAACATCCTATCTATTGAACGATATTTCATGGATGTCAATTTCCGATATTGGAGAGGGTTTACAGAAAGCGCTACTTAATCCGATGCAGTATATTACGTCATGCACATGGATTCCGCTATCTTCTTTGACTGGTATATCCGGCGTTAGCAGTTTACGTTTTGGGTACTGGGATATCAATGTTAGCTGTTCGCGCGTTTCTGGGACTCCTTTGCAGAATCTAATTGGCAGTATTGATTTACCGAAGCACCCACAGGTAGCACGAGGAATTTATCTGAACGGGGCTCCATATAGCGATTATATGTTGTCGTTTCCCGGATTTGGAGAAATTCACCTTGACGCAAATATTTTTGTGGAAAAGTCTGCTGTCTGGTTTGCAGTTTCTCTTGATACTGTAAGTGGACTGTCAAAACTTGTCATCTATGATTCTAACCCTGAAACAACCAGCGCAAACATTGTGATGGTTGTGAGAAATCAGATTGGAGTCCCTATTCAGATTTCACAAATGTCCTCGCAGTTTTTCAGTTCTCTATCAAGCGGAGTTGCAAGCGCTGGAAGTGCATTGTCTGCGGTGGCTTCTGGTAATGTTTTGGGAACTCTTGGCGGTGCTATGGGAATGATTGGTAGCGCAATAAACGCTGGGATTCCGAAAATGACAACTATGGGGAGTAACGGTTCTTTTGCGGAATTTCAGCTTGACCCTACAGTTTACGCCACCTTTTACCCACTGGTTGACGAGGACAACGCAGACCGTGGTAGACCGCTATGCAAAATTCGTCAGCTTTCAACTGTTCCTGGTTATCAAGTAATTGCAGACCCTGATTTGGCTATTGCTGGAACAAGTGAAGAAAACAGAGAAATCAAGAACTATCTCGCTGGTGGATATTTTTATGAGTAGGTGAATGCATGGCATGGATTAGCGGGAACAGATATCTGTCTCTTTCTGAGATGCAGAATAATGTGGATATTATACACTACTTTTTCCGCTCCGCTGGATGGACTGATAATGCGATAGCGGCTATGCTGGGAAATATGCAGTCAGAATCAACAATCAATCCTGGAATATGGGAAAGCCTTGAACCGTATTCCGGTGGTTATGGTCTTGTGCAATGGACACCATACACTAACTATTCAAACTGGGCAGGTGCTGGATGGCAAGACAACGGGCAAAAAGAAATGGAGCGAATTATCTACGAGCTAAACAACGGCTTACAGTGGATTAGCACTAACAAATACCCGATGTCATTTGAAGATTTTACGCTGTCTAAAGAAACCCCGTCAGAATTGGCGCAAGTTTGGCTGTACAATTATGAACGCCCAAAAGTAAAGCCGCAACCGATACGAAGTACCAGAGCTAATTACTGGTATCAGTATATTACAGGACAAGAACCACCAACACCGCCATCTGGTAATATACCAATTTGGCTACTATTTAAAATTGCAAGGAGGGGAATATATTGACAATAGGAACAGGGATTCCCGCTCAGTATGACTATATCAATCTTTCAAACGCCGCACAAAGCCCGTCTACAGTGCATTGCAGAAACACGGCATTGTCCTATTATTTCCGTAGGTATCTTCTGCAAAAGGCAATGAGCCTTTTCAAGTGGAAATTACCGGAACATTGGAGCAAGGACTACTTTCTCTATGTGCTGTACTGCTGGGGATATCTTGCAGTTGTAAACACTGACAAGTTTGGCGTTATTCCTCAGGCGTGTGGACTGACGGGATATAATGTGTTCTATCAGCCTACACACGCGCTCATTACAAACCCGCTTCTGACTGGTACACTACAGCCGCAGATTGGAAAACAGTGTACAATCATTAAGCTACAACCTGACTACGGCGGTATCATGGATATTGTAGGGTACTACGCGGATATGCTTGCACTGTGTTCTGAATCGGTTGGCATGAACCTGTTGAACACACATCTTGCATATGTGTTTACCGCTGGCAACAAAGCGGCTGCAGAATCTTTTAAGAAGATGTTTGACCGTATCGCAAGCGGCGAACCTTGCGTTGTCTACGACAAAAACCTGAAACTGGATGATGGTTCTAAAGCATGGGAAGCGTTTCAGCAGAATCTTCATGAGGTCTACATTGCTTCTGACGTTCTATCTGATATGCGTAAAATCGAATCCATGTTCGATACAGATATCGGAATCCCCAACGCGAACACCGACAAGCGCGAACGTCTTGTGACAGATGAAGTCAATGCAAACAACGTAGAAACTGCTTCTAAGTGTGCTCTTTGGCTGGAACAGTTGCAGGAATCTATCAAAAAGACAAACGATATGTTTGGCCTTGATATCTCTGTTGATTGGCGTTTCCCGGATGCTTATGAGGTAAAGCCGGAGGGAGGTATGCAGAATGAGCGCAACAATGAGCCTGCTCGGACTGTACCAGAAAAATAAAAATCTGTTCATTGAGTTGGAGTTTCCGGAGGGTATTGAACTAGATACTCTTGTTGATAATCTTCTCATGGAAACCGCTGAACTTGAAGTCCTGTTCACGAACCCGCTCTTTATGCAGTCCGCTATTGGTACATGGAGTTCTAAAGAACTTCCAGTGTGGCAGAAACTATATGATACCACACTGTTAAAATATAACCCAATTCAGAACTATGACAGAACAGAGAAATGGAGCGAGGACGAAAACATTACAAAGAACACAGATAGCGAAGCAACGGGAACAAGTAAGACTGAATCTGACGGGACAAGCAAGCAAAACCGTGATACCACCATTGACAACGCGACTAACCACTTCACCAGCGCATACAATGAAACCGATTTTACTCCTACTGGGCGCGACCAGCAGAACCAGCAGGAAATCGGCGAAACCACACAGACGGACGAGGGAAACGTTAATGTTTCCGCGAAGTCTGGAAATGTAACTGATGAAACTGGAAAAAGGTTGCTTGACAGAAGTGGCGAAATCAGTGGTAACACTGGATTCTATACAAAGCAGAAAATGATTGAGCAGGAGCGCGGAATTGCTATGTTCAATGTGATTGACTATATCATTAACAGCTTTAAGAATCGGTTTTGCTTGCAAATCTATTAAGGAGTGAGAGAATGGGACTTTTTGAACACTTCCCCTATACCAATTTCCACGAATTGAATCTTGATTGGATTCTTGATGCCTTGAAACAACTGGATGAAACTGTTACAAATTTTATCAGTATCAACAGCATTAAGTACGCTAATCCGATTCAGTGGGATATCACTAATCAGTATGAAAAAAATACTGTTGTTCTTGACAAGCATGGAAATGCGTATTTGAGCGTACAGCCTGTTCCTGCTGGTATCAATCTGGACAGAACTGAATATTGGACTGTTATCGGAAATTTTTCTGAACTATGGGCGAGTGTTAAAGCTGCTATCACACCCAATGACGAGGGACACGATAAAACTGCAAGCGCTGATAGAACAATTGGAGATTGGGTTTGGGTTGACGATGTACTATATCTTGTCACTAAGGCCATGAGCGCAGGCGATAAGTATATAGATGGTTCTAACTGCCAAAATACCAACATTATGACCCTATACAATAACTTGCGTACGAGCCTTGATAGCGCAACAGTTAATCTACAAAAATTGATTACCGATGAAACAGAAGCCAGACAAGAAGCAGATTCCGCTGAAACAACAGCCAGACAAGAAGCAGATTCCGCACTGGATAGTAAGATTACTGCTGAAACAACAGCCAGAAAAGAAGCAGACGCAAGACTTAAAGACGACCTGAAAGCCGCTGAAAATATTGTGTTCTTTGAAAAATATGGCGCTGTTGGTGATGGTGTCACAGATGATACAGCGGCTATTAAAGCGGCTGTTGATGATGCTGAAAACACTGGTAAAATTCTGGCAAGCCTTGCGAAAACGTATTTTGTGACAGACACGATTGCCATTGACTGCCATAAAGTAAAAAACGTAAATATCACAGGCACTATTAAGGCAAGCTTCAAAGATAGAACAATCCTGAAACTATACACATCTGAACCTGATGGGGTCACAAATGCAGTAATCAACTGCAAAGTTGACGGCACTAACGGATATGGCGGTTATCAGTTCCCTGCAGAAGATGAGGGATTCAATTTCCCCATTTTCGCAATGAACGGTATTGAAATCTTAGACATTAACCGCAGTGTAATCAACTGCTCCGCACGCAACTGTACAGCAGGTATCGTTCTCACAAATTCGTCTGCACACGGAGTTGTATTTAACACCATCAATATCGGTGATGTTTATAACTGTGTCGTATCTCTATCTTTGGAACCTGCTAACAACGGATGGGTAAACTCCAACACGTTTGTTGGCGGCGGTTTCCAGATTGAAAGTGAATATAGTGCCTACAACAAGCGAACTGTCACTATTCGTTTACTTAAAGAAACAAGGACGTGCAATTCTAACACGTTTATTGCACCGGCTTTCGAGACTGGTGGGTTGCCGTTGCTGTTTAAAGATGCCGGTTATAATACTGTAAGAATGTGCAGAAACGAAAACAACACTGACTATATCGCGAAATTTGACGGAACATCGCAATTAAATATTGTAGAAGTTCTGTATGGACTTGAAATGCCATCTGCACTTGGTGAAGGAGCTTCAAACAACCAAATTATTACAGTTCCATACAACTCTTTTTCCGATGCAATTTGCATTAAACGATGGGATTTTGATAAAAACAAGTGCTTCAATGTTGGGAAGCGCGGTAGTGGTGGAAGCTCAACAATCATTGATGGAATTGACTATGTAGATGCGTCAAACATTTTTAATGATGTAACCTACTGGTCGTGCTCAATCACAGATGATGGCTTAATCATTTCTGATAATGATTGCGTTGGATGTCTGGTTGATACACACTATATTAAAAAGTTTTATATCTCCGCAGGAGATGATTCCAGAATACTAATCGTCCCTATGGACGATAACAAAACTGCAATAGAAGAAGAACCAAAAGGCCCTACATTTAGAGAGTTTTGGAAAGTGGGAGGAATAACGGCTTATACTGGTAGCCCATTAAAGAACGGAGACATTGCGCCGCTAAATGTAACTGAAAACACAAAATATGTATTTATTGGATTCTCAAACAAAGTAAAAACGTTCAGCATTTTTGCAGTACCATATAATCCGCAGAGCAAGATTGGCAATACAGTCAATATTATTAAAATTACTTCAGGCATTGGAAGCAGAAAAATACCTAGTGCAGAAATTACAAGCAAATGTGATACAGGTACAATGCTACCTGCCTGTGATCCTACTGGAACAGCTTTAGCATATATTTGTACTGACGGAACAGCACAGACATGGACTGCAATCAATAAACCATCCTAACGCATAAGCGCCGCATATGAATTGTCCATATGCGGCGCACATTTATTTGTCACCCGTGTCCACGGTGGGGAGACAAGTGTCCGCGAGGGGCGTTTAATCTA